AAGTCTGTACCGCGCACACTAACTGTGGCACTGGGTGTATTGATTCCTACACTCTGTGGATTATTCTTAGCAATCTGTCCGCTGGCATAGCGAACAGTACCTAAGGCCATATTAAGTGCTATCTTACCTGAACCTTTCTTAGCATCATAAACAAAATCATCTATGACTAGTTTTGAGTTTTCGTTTACTTGTACTTTAGTTTGGTCTTCAAATGTTATTCCAACTTTTCCTTGAGTTGTACGAACTGTGTCGTTCATCTCCATACCTGTGCCTTTAGCACCAGTTAAAGTTTGGCTTTTACGAGTTACGGTAGGAGCCGCATTTACTTGTTCAGTTATAGTTCCAATAGCCGCGTAGCTCTGCGATGTTACTAACAGAGCTACTAGACATATTAAAAACTTAACCATATTAACGTAACGCCGGTAACATGACTCCGCTAGCACCTTGTGTAATATTAACAGTATTGCTTGCCCCACTAATTTTTATATTAGCATCTTGAGCAGTACCGCCTTGATTAATATTAACATTGTTACTTGCACCAGTAATTCCCAAGTTAGCCGTGTTGCTTGTACCAGTTTGATTTACTTGTACAGTATTGTTGTCTCCAGATAATGAAGTGCCACTGGAGTACCCACCGATTGTAACAGTATTCAAACTGCCAGTTTGTGTTATACCAAACAAGTTTCCAGTACTACTAGCATCTATGCCAATAGCATTACTACCAGTTCCTGATTGATCAAGTATTGCTTGGTTTGATCCACCAGTTCCGCTAAAACTAATATTGGCTGTATTACTGCTTCCGCGCATTTTAGAATAAACATCATCACTAGGACCTGCTGTGGTAGCACTTATACTATTACCCGTGCCTTTGACATCAGCTTCAAATTTAGAACTATTACCAGTTTGTAATACATTAATACTTGTCTTACTTGCATCTGCTTGCGATCCACCTGCATTAACATTAATGATAGCAGTAGAATTTGTTGTACCGTTTGTACCTGTAGAATATGTAATGTCAGTAGATATACCACTTGTTACTGATGCCGATATTCCTAACGATGCTGTGTTACCAGACCCAACTTGTGTTATAGCAATATTAGCGCCATCTGCGTTAATTATAGCCGCATCGGTACGATTGCTTGTTAATGCCTTAACTGTATTACCTGCACCATCCTGAGTAATATTAATTACAGCATTACTACCTGTTTGATCAATATAGATACTATTGTCTACAGCATAGCCCAACGTTGGCATTACAGCCAGCATCAGAATTGTGAGTACTTTTCTCGACAACTCACCACCGCCTTTTAGACTTTTGTTCATACTTCTCTAGATTTGGGTTAAACATCTTGTTTGTAATTGTTTACTAACGCTTAGTTTATGCCCCGCATCGCTCCTTGGCCATTGGCCATTATTATCGCCGCCTTTTTATTTAAATACATTTACCACTTAATAATACTCCGCTGTTATTTTTTCGTTACGATCAGATGTAAAAAAATTTACACTGTTGAAAAATCAACACCGCGTACTACTACTGCTGTTTACCAATAAGTACATCCTTCTTGATAAAACCTTTACGCTTTTCAGCGTCTCTTACTTCTATCCAATCGTTTTCGCTACCTACGATTGTAACAACTGTGCCTTTCTTAAACTGCCAAATCTTTATACTCTTTTCATCCCGCTCTTTATAGATGTATTGAGCTTCTTTTAATACCACTTCGTTTGGTAATGCTTCTAACTCTTTTACTTCAGAGGGGGTACTGGGTACGGCTTCGGCTTTGGTTTCGGTGATGGCTTGCGGTTGAACCACGACATCTTTCTTCTCCTCTACTTTAACGTCTTTCTTAATTTCACTACTAATTACAGGTGCTTTGTTTTCAACTACAGGGGGTTTTAAAGCTACTGGAGTTTCCTGTTTATATTCCCATATGTTTTTCTTAACGCCTTCTTTAATTAATTCAACAACTGCCATTTCCGTTGCGGCCTTAACTGCATAAGTTCCAGGTTCATTAATTGTCAAACCTGCTTCTGCTTCAAATGCTTTTGTACCCTGGTCAAAGAATTTTAATGCTGTTGCACTATCAGCTGTACTTAAAATTGTCTTTTGTACTGTAACTACTGCTAGTACTTTGCCTGTGTTAACACTGACTGCTCTTAGACTAACTGTGACTGTATCGGTTGACCATTGTGTTTGTTTGCCTATTCCAAATACACGCATGCCTGCGCCACCGCTAGTGGTCGTACTATCATAACCAACGATGCCTCCTTCAAATATGATTCCAGCAAACTGCATTGGTAATAATGGTTTAGCATCTTTTCCTTCGTATGCCTCTCGCATCTGACGGATGATTGTACGTTCTTTTGTAAGATTATCAATGCCCACACGTTCTACTACATCAAACCAACGACCTTGACCAACACCTTGCAATGCTTGTATTAAGAATGTTTCAGCACCTTGCGTAACTGCTGTTGATAAACTTGCCACGTTAGCCTGTGGTCTGCGCTGTCCTGTTTTATCAGCAAAGCTGTATACTGCCACACTAATTTTTCCAGCGGCAGGTGCGGTTACTGTATCAAATTCTTTCTTAACGTTTTGTCGTTGTTCTGTCAATACTGGATCGGATTCAGTCAAACCAGTGCTTTGAATGATTGCACATCCATTCATCAACGAGGCTATTGCAATAATTAGAATAATTTTCTTCATATTATTGGAACTGGAATTGACTCAACGGAATAACTACTGTTGTCTGATTTCCAGTAACATCAGTTACAGTCATAGTTACAGACGTTCCGTCTTTAGTCCAGAATATAGTATTACCTTCAAAGTTTAGTGTGCCACTAGTTGATCCGCCGTTAGCAAACATAGCAGTTGCTAAATTTTGGCTGATTTGTGCATAGATACGTGATTCTAAGTTGTTTAAAAACTTAGCTAAATTTGTGTTTGCTTTATCTGCTTTGGCTTTATCTAGCGCGGCCTGTACATCTTTTTGTACTTGTACTTGGCGAGTAAATTCTTGGTTTTCAATCGTTAGGACGTGGCTACTGTAACCTACACCGTTAAAGCTAGGGCTTTTGAACTGATAGTCACCTATGGGTGCGGCTATAACCGCAATGGGCAACATTGCTAGTAAAAATAGAAACCTGGACATGACGATTCGCTCCCGCTATAATCCTTATTAGTATTTACTACTAATAATGGATTTTTAAGTGTGTATATTACACTTGCGGAATGTGATCGTCTGGATGTGAAATATGGTGCAAACTTGGATCAATATCCATGTTCATTTCTGGGGATGTTGACCGCATTGTATTATTAGATAATGTAGTTACTTGCGGCTTAACATTAAATTTAGAATTGACCTTAGCTGGCAAAGTTTTAGCAGTTTTTACAGCGGTCGCTTTAACTGGGTTAGCCTCTTTAGGAGCCTTATTAGGAATATATGTTACTTGAGTTAAATCAACCCATAATTGTTCTTTCTCAATATAGTTTCTAATATATCCTTTGCCATTTTTATAAGTTCTAAAAGTTACTAATGGCTTTCCAGATATTGCATCGCCTATAATAAGTTTTGGAAGATTGTCTTTTGCGGCATCTGTATATGTTGCAACCAATTGAAGTTCTTCTTGATCAATAAGTTTGTCAATTAAACTTGGATTAAGAATGTATGTTCCTGAATTAGTAAATTGCTTTACTTTGATATTTGGATCATCTCGACCCATCCAGTATTTTAAAGCACCAACTAAATTCTTTAAGAAATGCTTTTCTGAGCTGTCAGATTGAAAACTTTCATTGAATGAATCTGTAGCGGCTTTGTATGCAATTTGTTGCATTTCAACTATGTTCTTAGCTTGTAAGAATTCTGCCTTTGTGCTATCTATACTAGCAAGCGGAAAACGCCCGTCAACTGCAAATAAATTGTGTGCTAAGATGTTAAAGCGTTCTTCCGCAGTTGCCTTTTTGCCTTTCTTAGAATCCATCACAGCACCGCCGCCGACTTGATGTACTTGTTTAGTAGTATCTACTTTTAAACTAAAGCCTGCAAATTTCTTAGTTGTAACGTTTTCAAATGATACATCTGTTTTACGTTCAGCTTCGTCTGAAACTCCGTCACCAATTACACGGGCAATGTCAAATGCTTTGTTGGTAGCATATCTATGCGCATACTTAGAAGTTTCATGATTGGCATCTGAGATAATACTATCTATGAGTCTACCCATATGTTTAATAGTTATCGGGTCTTTAAATGCTCTCCAAGCTTCTGGTTTAAGTCTGATCATTAATTCAAATTTATCAGCAATCTTACTAGTAGTTTCTTTGACTTTGTCCAGTATAAGCGGCACACCATTATCTAATCTGCTAATAATGGCTTGTATGTCTTTAAGGTCAATGTCTTTGAGCGGGCGATGTATTAGTCTTGCGAATACAGCCACAGAATGATATCCTTCAGCTAGTTCGCCTTTATTAGCAGTAGTACTTCCTTGCTCTTTACCAGTAGCTAAATTTTTAATATCTTCGCTTTTGTAAAGAGAACCAGATCTAACGGATACTATCCTTCCATCGGCAGTTTTGCCAGTTATCTTATCCTGGATACTATTAATTTGTTGATTTGGGCTTGGATAAAAGTCTACATATACTCCAGCATCTTTTTCCAATGGAAGATTAATACCGCTTCTTCTCAACAGAATGTTAATAGCGGGTATGTATTTCTCATCTTTAACCTGAGATTCTAATAAAATATCTAATATACGCATAGCTAATATTTAGCGTATTTCGGGGAACAGGCATTCCTGTATGAAATGCTGTACATCTTCCTCACTCAGCCCTAAACTAACCATTACGCGGGGTGTATGGGGGTTACATTTCTGGTTCTGCGCATAGTAGTTCTGTGCTTCTGTAGTATTTTCAGCTGTATTGTTAGTTTCAGCTACTGTGCTTAGATAGTGTGCAACTGTAGTCTTTGCTAGATTAGTAATCTGTTCTAGTTCTTCTTCGTCTTGTACGTTAGCCGCGGCTACCATACTTTTACTGAATATGTTAGTTGCCCATTCAGGAAGGGCACGTTCTCTGCGCCATTCCAGTTTGGCAACTTCATCGTGGAACCATTGCATCATTGGATGGTCAGCATCGCCTGCTTTTGAGTAATCGTGAAAACAGCCGGTAATCTTGTTCTTACCAGCTATAACGTCAAAACCGTATATTGGTGCTGGGTTGTGTGTATGTGGAAAGATGCAACAATGCATCATCCATAAACCCTTGCTTTCACGGGCATCTACAACATCAACGTGTGCCCTGCGATATGCTTCACTGATCCATACACGGTTGACCCATCCAGGTTGATTGAATCGATCCATGCCAGGTTCAAATGTTTCTGTACCGGTGGCATCAAAACTTTCTTCTAATAACTGCTGTATACCTATTAGCGTATCCCAGACTTTACTCATTGACTACCTTTTCTAAGTCGTCAAACATATCAGCCGCAAACTTAAAACATACCGCGGCCTCTTCTGCTAGACTATCATCTAACTTGGCACGTAGGATGTTTTTAATTTCTGTTGTGTCGCCGTCAAACTGATAATACTTACCAGCACCTGGAACACGTTTGGCAATCATTTGTCCACCGCTCAAGTCGCCAAAGTGTCTAACATACAAGTGTGCTAGAATCTTTTTAGGATCATCTTTGATAGATATCAAATGATCGTGATATACTTTTACACTAGGAACTTCAGTGGGTAGTTCTTTACTAGTCCATAGTTCGTTAAAATCTTCAAGAATTGCTGGAGCTCTGCGAATAGCAGGATAATCATTCATTAAACCATGCATCATAGCAATAGCTTCTAGCAAGTCATAACACTTATGTTGATTATAGAGATACGTAGCGTATGCTTCTGGAGTGATCTTGCCTGAAAATAATACTTTAACAAACGGGCGTGTTTCAGCGTATTTGTGATGTTCCCATGTTAAGTCTTTTAAGCTCATTCTTCTTCCAATTTAATTTGTAATGGAAATCCATTAGCACGAGCAAGTTGTGTTGATTCAACTGCTTTAGCTTCTGCGATTTCAAAACTGTATACACCTGCAATGCCAGCGCCTGTTTCGTGTACAGTAATCATAATATCTCTAGCAGTTGTATCTGTATGCTTAAAGATTTCAACAAGTACGCCCACTACAAAATCCATAGGTGTAGCGTCATCGTTCAATAGAATTACTTTCCAACGTTTAGGTTCTTGTACAGTAACCTTAATTTTTTCGTCTAGTTGGATATCAGTGCCTGCCATTTTGTTTCTCCGGGTTAGTGGAAGAGTTGCCCCTTCCACTGTTATTTACATTATTTAATTGTGATTTGACGTGGTTTCAAAGCTTCTGGAACAATACGCTCGATTTCAATTCGAAGCATACCGTCCTTAACTTCTGCGCCTTTAACTTCCATATACTCAGCTAGAGTAAATTGTTGTTCAAAGTCACGTGCGGCCAAACCACGATGTAAGTATTCCACTGCATCTGCATTAGCAAATTTCTTACCTGTAATCAACAGTTGATCTTGATCAACTTCAACAGTAATTTCTTCTTTGCTAAAACCAGCAACTGCCACTTCAATACCATAGTGTGTATCATTATACTTTACAATGTTATGTGGAGGGTAGTTTCCGTTTACATGACTTGGTACGTTAAAATAACGATCAAATCCTACTAGTGCTTTACTTAGTTGTGCCAAAGCGGCAGTATCAATAGTTCTTAGTTGCATTGTCATAATTTTCTCCTTTATTAAGCAAGAACTTTGCAGGACCCATTTAGGCGTCCTGCATGTTTATATTATATTACTTCTCTGTAGGTGTGTCAACTTCTGTGAAGCTCGCATCAACAGTTTGACCATCTTTTGGTTGCTCTGTTTGTGCGGCATTCTTTGCGGCCTCTGCGGCCTGTTTCTTTTCAAACACAGGTTTACCTGATTCAAAAAGATTCTGTACTGACTTTTGAATAGCTTCTGGATCTTCTCCAGCAACTGCTTCGTCTACACCTTTAAGTGCAGTTTCAACAGTAGTCTTTTCTTCTTCAGTCAATTGTTCTTTAACTTCCTCAAAGTCCTTCTTAAAGCTATGAGTAGCACCATCGGCTTGGTTACGTGCTTCAATAAGTTCCTTGGCTTTCTTGTCAGACTCGGCATTTTGTTCAGCTTCCTGTACCATGCGTTCGATATCTTCCTTGCTTAGGCCACCATCACTCTTAATAGTGATTTTGTTTTCCTTGCCAGTGTTCTTGTCCTTAGCACTGATGTTCATGATGCCGTTTGCATCGATATCGAATGTAACTTCAATCTGTGGCATACCACGTGGTGCTGGAGCAATACCATCCAAGTTAAATTCGCCTAGTGCTTTGTTAAACTTGTAAAGTTCACGCTCACCTTGGCCAACTTTAATAGTAACTGCGGGTTGATTATCTTCAGCAGTACTAAATGTTTGACTTGCCTTAGTTGGAATTGTTGTGTTCTTTTGAATAACTTTAGTAAACACTCCGCCCATTGTTTCAATACCTAGGCTCAATGGAGTAACGTCCAACAATAGAACATCAGTCTTGTCACCTGCTAGAACAGCACCTTGTACTGCCGCACCAGCCGCTACAGCTTCGTCTGGGTTAACGTCTTTACGTGGGGCCTTGCCGAATAGTTTCTCAACTGCTTCTTGTACCTTAGGCATACGTGTTTGTCCACCGACAAGGATAACCTCGTCGATATCAGCGGCTGTTACATTGGCATCTGCCATAGCTGTCTTACATGGCTCAATTGAACGTTTAATTAAGTCTTCAACCATTTGTTCAAACTTAGCACGAGTTAACTTAACATTCAAGTGCTTAGGACCACTAGCGTCTGCTGTGATGTACGGCAAATTAACATCTGTGCTTGAAGAGCTTGATAATTCAATCTTGGCCTTTTCAGCAGAGTCTTTCAAACGTTGTAAGGCCAATTGGTCTTGTTTAAGATCAATTCCGTTTTCCTTCTTGAATACAGCAACTAGGTGATCCATGATAGCCTGGTCAAAGTCTTCACCGCCGAGGAATGTATCGCCATTTGTTGACAATACTTCAATTTGCTTGTCGCCGTCAATGTTGGCAATTTCAATAATGGAAATATCAAATGTACCACCACCCAAGTCGTATACCGCAATCTTGCGATCCTTCTTGTCTGCTTTGTCTACACCATATGCTAGTGCGGCCGCTGTTGGCTCGTTGATAATACGTAGTACTTCTAAGCCGGCAATCTTACCAGCATCTTTAGTTGCTTGGCGTTGACTGTCGTTAAAGTAAGCAGGTACTGTAATAACTGCTTGAGTAACTGAATGACCCAAATAGTCTTCCGCTGTTTTTTTCATTTTTCGAAGTACTTCAGCTGACACTTGTTGTGGTGCAAGTTTTTGATCATTTGCTTCAATCCATGCATCACCGTTGTCAGCTTTGATGATTGAATAAGGCATTAGGTCAATATCTTTCTGGACTGCTTGTTCTTCGAACTTGCGGCCAATAAGACGCTTGCTTGCGTAGATTGTATTTTTTGGGTTTGTTACTGCTTGTCGTTTAGCTGTAGCACCAACGAGAATCTCGTCTTTAGTGTAAGCTACGATTGATGGTGTTGTTCTAGCACCTTCGCTGTTTTCAATTATCTTAGCAACTCCGTTTTCTAGAATCGCTACACAGCTATTTGTTGTACCTAAGTCGATACCGATGATTTTGCTCATATTGTTCTCCTTTAATTAAGCAAGAATATGTAGGCCCTTACGGCGCTCTACAAATTTATTTATCTCTCAGATAATTTCTTCACTGAAAATATTTGACCATTTTTTAAGTTTTTCACGCTTGGCTTCTGCGGCTTGTTCAATGTTGGTCCAACTAACTACATCTAGTTCTTGTAGGATTTCAATCATGGCATACAAATCGCCCAATTCTTCTTCCAAGTGTTCCCTGTTAGTTTTAGGTTTACCTGGTTTGAGATTATCAAGTCCAAAGCGGCTGATCTTACTTACCGCTTGAATTACTTCTGCACATTCTTCTTGGAGAATGTCCATTACTTCTTTAGTTTGTTTATTCATAGGATCTTTTGGAAAATCGATCGGATTGTCTGTATTTGTAAAGTGCATATTATCTTTCATTTTTAAAAGGTGTAATGTAGTTACCTTCTCTTGTGGTACTGCTACGCAAAAGTGTGTATACATTTTGAATACCAACTGCTTGGTTGTAAGCATCCTGTAATGCATGGTGTGCTGTTACAGTCGGACGTTTAGGATCTATACCCAAGTCAAAGGCAGTACGCACATCGCGTATTTGCCAAAAACTCCAAGGGATTGCTTTGTTGAGTTTACGATATGCTGTTTCGCAAATTGGAATATCAAAGCAAGCACCGTTGGCCCAAACACGCTTTGCACCCCAACAAAACTTATAGAGTTTTTCCATGGCATCACGTATATGAATACGACCTTCTGTTCCAAAGGCTTCGTCTTGTGCTTCTTTGCTTTGTTGTGCCCACCATGCTATAGTGTCATCGTTAACTGCAAGTCCAAGTTCGTCACAGCTATCCAAATCTACTCTAACATAAAAAGAATCCATTGCGGGTTCTTCAATGTCTTTCCCAAAAGGGTCAAACTTTACAGCACCAATTGTTAGAATCGTAGCATCAGTTGATGTTGCTAGCGTTTCCAAATCAATCATTATATCCGTATTGGCCATTTAAATTCTTTCTTTATTATGAATTTAAAGTATAACAGATATAATGTTGTTCGTCAATACATTTTCTTAGGTAATTGCTCTTTTTCGAGTTTCTTTTTATATCGATTTACGGCCGCAGATTTCTTACGTTTGCGTTCAGTAGTTGGCTTTTCATAAAACTCTTTTTTACGGAGTGTATCCAAAAGACCGCTATCTTCAATCTTACGTTTAAATCGTCGAAGTGCTTGTGTTATATTTTCGTTATCTTTGACAGTAACACGATTACCATCATAACGCTTTTCTCTACTCATCAGTATCATCCTCTTCTTCGTTGTCGTTAAATTGTTGTACAATCCAGTCCAAATTGTAAATTCTGTTTTTGTTGATTAAACCGTAAGGAGTAATCTCGTCGTTAGTTATATAATGTGTATTGGGCTGGGCTAACAAATAAGTGACAAACTTATGAGTTGTTGGGTCACAATTATCAATATCAATAATAGTAACATCGCACTGATTGGCAACACTTAACAACCAATCAATATCGTGTTCGTTTTCATCATATATAAACACATTGATTTCCTCTACATTATGACTTAATATAGTTTGAAATTGTTGTTTAACATGCAATGACGGTTTAACCAAAAGATAACCTAAATTCATATTGAACAGTTTATCGGGCGGTGTTATCAAATTAATCTTTCCTAAGCTCATATATCCTTCTTGCAAAATATTCTAGTGTTTCTTCATCGTGCCCATAAAAACGAGCACCATTAGCTTTACAATCTTCCACAAAATTATAAAGCTCAGGTTCTTTATCCTTGTCTACTTCTATGCCTTGGAACTCATCGCGACCGTATTCTACATACAATTGACTGCGAGGTTTTAAATCAGTATTTCTTTTATTAATTCTTGCCCATAATGTACTTTCGCCTTGTTCGGCGTTTTGTACATAATCATTGCTTATGATCGGTTTTTGATCTGTATTGATCCGTCCGGTGCCTTGGTCATGTAAGTCTTTTTTTTTGATTCGTCGGATTCTATAACTTCTGTAAGATCAGGCTTAGTGCGCTCGTTGTTGTGTTCAACAAGTTCAGGAAGTATTTGATATTTACGAGCTTCCTTCTCGACTGTTTCTTTGTGTGCCTCTGCTTCTGCCTCTGCAATCATGGCGTTCCATTGCTCTATTGGCTGTGGAATTTCTTGATCTGACGATTCCTGCTCAGTTATATCACCTCCTAGTGCTGTAACAGGCGTTTCGCTTAGTGCCTCAGTTTGATTAATACTTGTAGTTTGATCTGCGGTTGTTTCGTTGTATGATGGGAATGGCCACGTAGACTCTGGATAGTCCGGTTCATGATGGTCATCCAAAATAGCATATTCTACTTCGGGTTCTTTGGTTTCTTCTTTGGGAATATACTCTGTGGGTTGAGGCACAAAGTCATTGATGCTTGCAGGCTTTGCCAGGTTCTGCTCTTCTCGTTTCCAACCAAATGTCATTTGTGCGGCCAACAACATGATAACTGCCAAAGGATCAAATACAATAACAATAAGGATAATGATCCATGTTACTGCTTTTTCCAACATGTTTTCATCGGCACCATGTTCACCATAAATGAACTTGGCTATGTATTTGATTGGCCCGACTTCTGCTTCCACTTTGCGTACTTCTGCCGCGATTGGAGAACGTTCTTCGCTAACGGCGGCAACAATTTTCTGTTCGGACGCGATCTCAGACTGAAGCCTTGCACGTTCTTTTTGCTGACTACGTCTAATAGCAACAGCTTTTTCGGCACCCTTTTCATCATTGCTTCGGCCCATGACTTGGTCCACAGCTTCATCCATTTGTTTAAGAGCTTTACGGTTTGCATCTATATTGTCTTTTGCTGTTTTAATCTTTTCATCGTAAATGGCAATCTTACTTTGAACATCACCGCTTACTAGATTTTGATCGTTGTGTGCTTTGGAAAGGAATCCAAAAATACCCATCGAAGTAATGAGCATCAGCACCATCACTGCTGTGATCATATAATACTTCATGAAACGTGGAGCACGTTCCCAATTGGCTTTGAGCCAACTAGCGCATACTAGTTTACCTACTTCTAAAGCCGATCCCATAATAATAATTGGAATGGCCGCGGCAGAAAATATTGCGGTCAAACCTACTACAGAGTAATAGATTGCGACCGCAGATATTGTTAAACCAGTTAATAGGAGTAAGTACGCAAGTATCATCCAGTCCTTAATCGAATAATGTTGATTCGTCAATTTGAGTAACAGTTAACACGCCAATTGTTTGGGCCGCTGTTTGTCCTGTTGCGGTAACACTGATACTTTGTTGAGTACCACCTACACCGACTGACGGATCATAAACACGAGCTGTTGCTGTAGTTGTGTCACGGATGCCTTGTGCAATAGCATTACGTACTACTTTAGCAGTTGTGTCCATAGTTGAACCGTTAATATCGTTACCAACAGTAGTAGCACCTTGCTGTGCGCCTGTTAGGGCCGCAAACAAAGGACGCTCGTATAGTACTGTAAATTGCAAACTAGTTGCTTGTGCGCTACCGTTTGCTTCTGTAATTGTAATATCACGAATTTGGCAGTCGCCTAATCCTTGTAAACGATTAACTACGTTACGGAAACGCATATTTCCTCTAGCACGGGCTTTACCCAAAATTAGTGTAGTTGGCGGTATGGTGAATGCGTCCCATGCGTTTGGTGTAACTCCGCCGTTATCATTACCGTCCGCTGTTGGGAAATATGTCGTGTTAGACATATCGACAATAACTTTATACATTTCAGCTTGTAGCTGATCGACTGCGTTTTGAAATCCTGATGGCATTATTATGCTCCTATTAATATCATATATTTATCAGCAATTAGCCCTAATGCTTAATTCTACACTAGGGCTATGCTGAAAGCAAGTTATTTGAACACAATAAGTGCTAACAAAGCGGCCTGCACAAAGAATCCAAATCCTATTGTTACAATATTTAATAGATCCTTCTGGATTGTTGCTTTGATAAACAAGCAAAACAGTCCTGCCCAAACAAACAGTACCAAATCCACAGGAGGCATCTTTTCAGTTAGTCCTGTAAGTACTGCTATCATAGTTGGGATTGTGGCTAGATGCATTAGAATAACTGCCACCCAGCCCATTGTTTCCGCACTCACATGCGGTGCGTGTTCTTTAACTGCTTTTACCCATAAATCTAAATTAAAAAGATCGCTAATGTTAGTTTTGATACGTTCTGTAAGAATAGTCAAATTCATATTGTCTCCTAATTATAAAAAATGTGTCGACCAATTTTGGCCACGGGCTGTTTGCCCCATTTGGGATTAATGTAATCACCGTGGAAGTAAAGTGCGTTTTTAACTGAAGGCAATCTAAATCCTTCCAACAACACCTTTTTGGCTACTTCCATACTTTCTGTGTATACAGGACCATTCATAGGCTTTTTAGCACTAGGGCCTTCGCAGTACCAGCTGAACTGGCAAAGTACTTTTTCGTATACTACATTCTTTTGATATACAACTTGGCAGATGTCACTGGGGAATTGTCCGCTTTCTGCTCTGTTGATTGTAACTTGTGCAACTGCGACCTTGCCTTCAAAAGGTTCGTAGCCTGCTTCGTGGTATATGTTACGAGCTAGACAGTCTAACTGCTTCTGTCTCAATTCTGCTGTAACGGGACTCGCCTGTTCGCGAGCTGTTTTTAAGGTGTCCAGTTTATAGTTAACTGCCTTGACCCCTGCTAGTCCTACTAACACCATTGCTAATATAAAGACTGCTGTTTTGATAATGCGTATCATATGATTTTCTCCTTTACGCTGGATCACGGAATCGCTAGTTCCGTCATTATTAATTGGCTCTGATACATCTCCTTGTGCGTTAAAAGCCCACTGCTTTGTTGTACTCCAAACCTTTTGAGGTACAATATATAGTTATGCCATGATAGCCGGTATAAAAACATAAGTTTAATGGTTATCTGCGCATTTTACTAATATCTACTGCTTGTTCGTCGCTAAAGACGGGTACAGCGTTACTTTTGTGCATGGTTGCAATGCCTTTTACCATAGTTCCGGTATAAACTTTTGGTGCAGGCAAAGTACAAGCACCACCACTAAATGGTAAACTTGGATGTTTGACATCGGTACCGTATCTACTGTATGGTTTGTTATCCGGCTTCCAAACTTCAGCAGTCATGGCACGATTGCGTTTTTTTTCTTCTGCTTCAATGCCCCAACGCTTTTGCAGTTCTTTCCAACTTTCTTCCTGCTCACGTGCTTTTCTGGCATGTTCTGCACTAGCAAATTTCTTTTTGCCTTTCTTTTTGCCGGTGGTACTGAGCCACGGACCTTCTAAATGCATACTCAAAATAATCTCCAAAAGTTATAACATTAACTAGTATTATACAGCTATCTGTACTTAAAGTCAAGTATTTTTGGTTTAAACTCTAAACGACTCGCCACACCCACAGCGGTCACGTTCGTTTGGATTGATGAAATCAAATCCTTCATTGAGTCCGTTGCGAACCCAATCCATTGTTATGCCATTCAAATATGCTAGGCTTTTAGCATCAACTAGTACAACAAAGTCTTTTTGAGCATAGTTAGTAACACCAACTTCTGCTGTATATTCATCTACATATTCGATAGTGTATGCTAATCCACTACAACCGGTAGTCCTTACACCCAAACGTATGCCAACGCCCTTGCCACGCTTTTGTAAATTCTGTTTGATTTTTTTAGTGGCTGTTTCGGTTACGGTAATCATTTACAGCCGCCTTGATTGCATCTTCTGCCAGGATAGAGCAATGAATCTTGACAGGAGGCAGGGCGAGTTCTTCTGCAATCTCTGAGTTTTTAATCTGTTGCGCTTCGTCAAGTGTTTTACCCTTAACCCATTCAGTAACTAACGAACTACTCGCAATCGCTGAACCGCAACCATATGTCTTAAATTTTGCATCTGTGATAATGCCATCTTCTACTCGAATTTGAAGCTTCATTACATCGCCACAGGCAGGGGCACCGACCATACCCGTTCCAATAGTTGGATCATCTTTAGCAAACGATCCTACATTGCGGGGATTTTCATAATGGTCAATGACCTTATCGCTGTATGCCATATAGTATTTATAGTATTATTTTACTTCTTTACGGGCATTTTTAACTGCGGTTACATCATTGCGTGTATCTTTGCATAACTTGGCCAAATCTTGGCAATGCTTACGAACACGAGTTCCTGCCGCGCCAACTTCTTTATCGTAAAACTTTTCAAAGTCATTTTCCATTGCTTCGATGATTGCAGTGAATTCTGCGAATTTATTTGTAGCCATATATTTCTCCTTTAAGGCAAGTACCAAGTACTTATACCTAGTGTACAGGGGTAGAAAATAAAGGTCAATCTTATTGATTAGATATTTGGATCTTCGACAAATACATCCGAACTGCCGGGCCCAATTAGTGTTCCGTCCGAAAACCCGTCGGCTTCTCGAGCTACTTGTCTATCTTCGGCCCACACGGTTAATGACCCTGCTACTACTGTGGCACCTCGGGCATGTGCCGAGCCTTGTAAGGCTAGATGTAAATCATTTACAAAAACAGTATCTGCGCCTTCAATAATCTTATAACCTTGATTATTGGTTTCTTGATCTACTCTGGCTACACGCATTAATTTGCGCCTGATTCTGCTTCAGCTACTATAGCTTTGGATTCTCGGACTGCGGAATCGGCATTATCTTTGCTAAACAATCCAAGAACAGCCTTCTTTGCGCCGGTATATTGATCGACAAAGAATTTTCCAACTTTTGTTTCAAGTGCCCACTGAGCTGTCCACTTTGCACTGTTAGTCAACATTTCAGTAGCTTTATCGACTGCTTTATATGTAAACTGAATCGCGTTCATCTGTTTCATATCTTCTAGTGTTTGGGTCAGGACTTTATCCATTTCATCGGCTGGAACTGTTACCGGCGGTTTACCTGCATCCACTAATGCCTGATTTGTAACTTTCTGTTGAAATTTATTATTCTTTATTTGATCCGCAGTTGCAGTTGTCGCCATGATATCAATATTTTGAGTATGGTTGGCTATGGCTCCTATTGCTTTGGTGTTTGCTTCCAGTGCGGCAGAAACACTGTTTATAGCCGCAATCGTAAGTTGCTGGTTGCCTTCAATCTTATTGAGTGCTTTAAGCATGTTTGCCTGCATGACAGTTTGACGAGCCAAACTTGTAGAAGCATTACCAGGAGTTTTAGATCCAAGTGCTCCCATAGATAAATTAATAGCCGCAGTATTAGCCGCCACGGCTGTGGATAATGTTGAAATTGCTGTAACTTCAACTGTATCTGTAATTACTACACTTCCACCTGTAGTAAATGTTGCTGTGACTAATGGCATACTCTGCTCCTATTAGCAATATTTATGCTAATTTAATACCAGTGGTATTTTGAATATAGGTATTAGATGCATCTTTACCACACGGTGCAAGCACCATAATGGTAGCACGAGAAATTTGAATATCTGCATCTGGTTCTGTAGTAAACAAAAAGGGAACAAGGGCAATACCCTTTTGACCTGCGGTTAGTACCAATGGTTTAGCAACTGTAATAGTCATTGGGTTTTCTTCAACTAGTTTAGCGACAATTTCCTCGCCCGCAGTTGTTTTAATTGTTACTACTTCGCCTATTGCGATACCTTTGTTGATTAACATGTTTATCCTTTGAGTGTGTTAAAAAATTCTTCGTCTTTACCAGCTAGGCCTTGAAAGCCGCCTGGAAGGAGAACGCCGTCCTTGAAAATCTGTGGAACACTACGTAAACCTTGATCCATTAAGAACTCACGTGCGTCTGGATTTTCTTCCATCATAACTGTTTTAAATGGAATGTTTTTGCTTTCTAATAATGCTTTTGCCCTGTCGCAAAACGGGCAGTTGTTTTTACTGTATACTGTAATCATATTATAACTCTGGTAAAGCGTCATAGTCCAGAGCATCGCTCATAACACCTATGACATAATTTGTACTTTCGCTTTCTTGTAATGCTGTTTGTTTATTGCTTGTGTTAACGTGCTTGTTGAACCAAGGAATAGGTGTAGACTTTGGTGCAGGGTTATTATACTTAATACCAATATCTTTAAGTGCGCTAACGGCTGTATAGTCTACAAAGTCTTTTAGAATGTTAGCGTTCAATCCAATAACTGGGCCTTTGTTAAACAAATAGTCCGCCCACTGTTTTTCTTCACGGATAACATCCATATATAGATTATATACTTCTTGTTCACATTCTGCTTTAATTTCGGCAAACCTGCTATCTTCCTTAACCACTTGATTAATCAAGTAAGCAGTCCATCCTTTGTGCAGTAGTTCGTCTTGAAGAATCAAACTAATAATATTACCATTACCGATAAAGATCTTATTCTCAACCATGGCTAGTGAGGTGGCAAATGATACCATGAAGCGGAATGCTTCCAATGCATAGCTCGCGTGTAATGCCATATAAATTGCTTTGATGTGTATCTTCTCGTCAATCTTTTCACCAGTTTCCACAAGACAGTTAATCATATGAAGTTTATCATAATAAGTGCCTACCGAACTGGCCATGTCAACAATCTCTTTAGTATCATGGATTGTATTGAATACATCTTTTGGCACGTTATAGATGTTACGAATAATATGACTATAACTCTTGCTGTGAATATTAGTTTCAAAGAACGTCCAGTTATAAACTAGACTTTCTAATTCTGGTAGGCTTACGACCGGAGTAAAGATTTGACTTGGGCCGCGACCTTGCAGACTGTCAAGAGCAGTTTGCCTAAGCAAGTTACTAGTAAAGATATGTTTGATTGCATCACTTGCATCCTTAAAATCGTTGCTGTCTTTGCTAAGGCTAATCTCTTCTGGTTGCCAAAAGAAGCCACGTGCGGTAGCTTCAAAATCTGCAATCTTCTTATACTTAACTTCCTCAAAGCGTTGGATAGTAACTGGCCCAGCAGGGTCTAGGAACATCTTACGATTTAAATAGTCTGTCTTTGTGTTTAGATTATATTGTGCTTTGCTCATTAATATGATTCCAATTTATAATTTTCCATTGATTCTTTAAATAGCTTTTCTTTTCAGATTGATAGTCCAATGCCCATGCATGTTCCCACCAGTCTACTAGTACTACAATATCTTTTTTAATTTCATGATTAGTTATAGTTTTAATCTTACCGTCCTTGGCAAGATATACCCAGCCACTGCCTTGTACTGCCATTGCTACTTTTTCAAATTCATCTTTGAACTTGGCAAATGTTTTGTAATGCTTGACAATGAGTTCTCCTACTGCTCCACGAGGATCGTTGCTGTCTGTTGGATCTTGATATTGCTGGAACAAGATGTTATGTAAAAACACTCCAGCTTCGTTGAAATCTGGATCGCCTTCACCTGCGTTGTAACGTTTGGCATAAGTCTTAGCAAGATGCTCGTAATGATAATCCAATGTAGCTTTGGAGATAGCAGGATTTAAATCGTTCATCCCGTAAGGTAGAGCATCTATTTTTAGTGATGCTGGTCTACCTTCGACAACAAATTGTCTGATAAAACTGTAACTCATAGTTTGCACGACTCGCAATCATCTTCCATATCATCATAATGATATCCGTTTACTTGAACTCCATTAATCTGAGTTTGCTCAGGAGTAGGTTCTTCTACTGCCTTACTGCCTGCTTTATTAATCAAACTGTAGTAGAATGTTTTTAATCCCCACAACTGGGCCTGCATCAAGTTCTTGGCAATCAATGTGGTTGGAACTTTGCGTCCTGGAAAGTGTGCTGGGTTATAGAAAGTATTGGTACTGATACTTTGATCCACATAGGCCGCTAGCACAGCACTTGTCTTTAAGTAGCCGTCACAGTCTTTCTGTTCCCACATGAGTTGATACTTGTTCTTCAATTTGTGATACTCTGGAACTACTTGTACAAAGGAACCTGCTTTGCTTTCTTTAACTGAAATAAGCGACATAGGCATTTCGATGCCATTAGTGCTATTAATAACAACACTAGAACTTTCAACAGGGGCAATAGCCATAAGTGTAGCATTTCTAACTCCATGCAATTTCATTTGTTCGCGCAACGGTTCCCAATCAAGTTCTGGAGTAAAGTCTGCTAGTTCGTTAGCACCTTTGGCACGTAGTTCCCAAGGGAATGTGCCTTGTCCATAACGTGTTCGTGCGCTGTGTGTACATGGGCCGCGTTCTTTTGCCAACTCTACTGTTGCTTCTGTTAGGTAAAATGCTTGATGTTCCATCCAGCTTTTAACATCTTGTAGTGCATCTTTATCGCCATACTTGAGGCCGCGCTTGGCGTGCCAGTAGGCTAGATTAGTAACACCAATGCCTAATGGTTGGATCTCATCGTTACTTAGTTTGCTTTGGATACTCAGGAAGTCTTGGTAATCAAGTATGTTGCATAGACTACGCTGTAGAATACGGCAAGCCCTGCGCATGTCTTCTGGATTACGGAATGCTCCCCAGTTGATCGAGCCGAGTGTGCAAAGAGCAATGCGGCCATCAGCATCATCAAGCCGCTTGAAAGATTTAGTAGGTAATAGTATTTCACAGCAAAGGTTACTCTGGTAGATAGTATGATACTCAGGATCGAATGGACCTTGATTCATTACGTTGTCAATGAACACCAGATAGATACGTCCTGTATCAGTACGCTCTTTCAGTATGCCTGACTTGAATACTTCTTCAGCGTTCATAGTCTTGGTGCGCAAGTCTTTACGCTTTTCGTATTTGACATATAGTTGTTCAAATAGTGCAGTGTCTTTATAAAATGCTTCGTACAAGTCTGGGACTTCGTTCGGGTCGAAGAAAGTTATAGCTTCCTTATTTCGAAATCGTCTCCAGAAGAAGGCAGACAATACCACTCCATAGTCCATATGTCGAACCCTAGTTTCTTCTGTTCCTTGGTTATTCTTAAGAACAATAAGATCATCAAACTGATGATGCCAAATGGGATAAAATACAGTAGCACTTGCATTACGGATACCTCCTTGACTACAACTACGCAGATCGCCAAACCATTTCTTTAAGAAAGGTATCATACCAGTATGCATGATTTCGCCGCCGCGAATTGGGGAGCCCAATGGGCGCAGTCGACCGATTTCCAATCCAATCCCCGCACGTTTACTGGCATATTTGGCCATCATTTCTCCGGATGCGAAAATACTGTCCAAATCATCATCCGACCTAATAAGTACGCAACTACTAAACTGTTTAGTAGGAGTACCAAGCCCTGCCAACACTGGCGTGGCCAATGTAAATAACCCATCGCTTGCGGCATTGTAGTATTCCTTTATGTAACGCATCCTTGCGCTATTTGGTTCTTCTTTATGGAAGACTGTTGCCGCGGCAATCATATATCTGATTTGCGGAGTTTCATAAGTTTGTTTAGTTGCACGATTCTTAACTAGGTATTTTTCGATTAGTTGTTCAATCGCCGCATAGCCATACTGTTCATCTTTTTCATGATCCAACATGTCATCCATTCGGTTCCAGTCTTCTTCGCCATACCATTCTAATAATTCTTTTGTATACAGGCCTGATGCCACATTTGTTTTTACAATTTCATATAGATGCGGCACAGTATAACTACCATATACATCTTTACGTAGCATACTAAGTCGTTGCTTGCCTGCTACATATTGATAGTTTACATGTCCGACATCTGGATTTTGTTCTACGTCGATCAAGTCGACTATAGCTCTAAGTGTAATGCCGTCAATTTCTTTAGTTGTTATGCCATCATAAAAATGTAATTGAGCTTTGATCTCAATCATCGATTGGCTAACGTCTGCAATGCCTTGGCAAACTTTTGCGACCTGCGCTTGCCATTTATCGATTGTTAACGGCTCTTTTTGTCCGTTTCTTTTAATTACTGTTATGTTCATTGGGTCCGCTTTATGCAAGTTATATTGATTAGGAAGTATTTAGTTGCCAGGTCATAACTTGTCATTCTTATTCAATTCTGTTGTTTTTCTAATTATTTCACCGGGTTACGCACGATTTTTTTAGGTGGCGAATCTATATCTTTTGTACATAATGAATTATATACGTAGTTTTAAACGATGTCTATCGGATTGATTAAAATACAGCTGAGTATGAATAGAGTATTACACCAGAGTCACCGCTACTAGTGTTCTTATACGATATATTCAAACTTTTATTCAAAATTTGTGCGCTGAATTCTAACTTAGTGTCTTCCGAAGTGGATGCATATTGCACATAATCATATTCATCACTCAGTTGTACTAGATTATTGGCCACATCGGCCATGATAGTCAGTTGTCCTCTTCTACTTTGTGCTCTGTTGACACTGCGATATACATAGTTGACTATGTATCCAACACCATCGATTGGCAATGGCAACCGAAATGCAAATGTGGGACTGGTAATATTACTAATAGATACTTGGTTAATTCCATAACTATTATAAGAAACTAATCCGCTAATTTCCGGATAGTAAGGAACACTGAATGTTAATGTTCCGCTAGGAGTTGTGCTAGGGTTTGCACTAATTGAAAGTGTTGTACTATTAATGATGTTAGTCACTGTTTGACTACTAGCATATCCAGTTCCACTAACTACCATACCAATAGCGATTCCAGCTGTATTTGAAACTACCAAAGTTGTTCCACTTGATCCACTTGGATTGTATGTGGCTGTAACACTTGGTACACTTGTTGATAGATCTTTACTTCTGTCGCTTTGATCATTTTGACTTGCATTACCTGAAACTGCAAAATAAATTTGCGGATAAGCCGCTGTTGTAATATTCGATCCGCCGTTGTTACCGACATTAGATAATCTAGAGTCTCTTGTAGTGTTACTTACACCATTATATACATAGACAGCATGTTGTTTAATGTTTTCAAAATGGCATCCAACAATCTCATTATACGACGGGCCATATAGTTGTCCTGTACTAGACAAATCACTAGTACGACCAAATATTACGCCACTGCGTGTGTCGTAAATATACATGCTTCTAAATGTGTTGTATTGAATATCATTATTAGAATATATAGCATAACCAAATCCGTTAACATCGACATTGATAAACACATTACGTTGACAAGTGACTAATCGACTGAACGCTGTCATATAAATGCCAGCACTAGTTTCATAAAATGATTGTGCCCAGGCACCTTGTATAGCAATATTTTCAAACAAACTATCTCGGACAGCATCTAATCTAATACCATATTGATCGTTAGTATTATTGAATAAAGACAGGTCTTTAATGATAATATTACGTGGTTGATTTAAGTATGTTGGTGCTGGCGCATTGGCGGCTGTAAATGTTAATACTCCGCTTGGAGTAGTATCCGGTGCGCTACTAATTGTAACTGTTGTTGAATCATCTACGCTAATAACTGTGTGCGGACTGTTGAATCCTGTACCAGTTACAACCATACCAGCTACAATACCAGTAGTACCTGTTAAAGTATCTGCTCTTGTTAATTTGATAGTTGTACCAGCTGATCCAACTGGATTGTACGATGCTCGTGCAATAGTTGGCATACTAAAAATACGAGGTACCCCTGGAACCGATGTGTCATTTACAAACTGAAATACTGGGCCGGGTGTGCTCAATGTATTATTAAACTGAATAATAGTTTTTTCTTTACCTGAACCTACGATAGTAGCGTAACTTGGAACATAAATTGTTTGAGTAATAATGTATTTGCCCGGAGGGAATTTTAATGTGACCCTACTGCTAATAGTGGAAAGATTTAAACTGTTTAAGAATAACTGATTAACTGCCAACTGAATGGCCGCGGTATCGTCGGTAATGCCGTCACCTAATGCTCCAAAATCGTGTACGCTGGTTTGTGCTTCGTCTAATTTTTGTTGAATGTCTCTAACATAAGGATAGTTAGCACCTTGTGTACCTGTAACGATTGTATAATCGTTTTTCTTATACTGATATGAAATTAAGTCAAGAATGTTACCATTAGAACTTAAATCATTTTGTGTTAAGATCTTAGTGTTACCTACAAACGGAGCACCTTCAGCTACAGATCCGTTACCAATCCATAGATTCTGCGAATCTATACTCCAGGCCATCTCTCCCGAAGCTAATTGCGGCAATCCGCTACCTGAGTTCTCTTTACCGCGTCTTACTTGGATTCTCGAGATTTGCACTACAGCCATAATAATATCCTCTATATAGGATATTTATCAGTTTTGATTGTAGTACTGTTCCACTCGATTCCACCATTGCTTTTCCCAATGATCAAACATGTCCGGAGTTAGGATAAACTCCTGATAAGCAGGTTCGCCCCATGTCATAGGCTTAATTTCGGGAGGTTTAACACACATAAACACAACACCTTTTTGTATGTTTGTGCCATGTACTTTATTGTGTGCTAGTGCATAAGCTACCATTTGTAAGTAGTAATCTTCAATCCATTCTTGTTTCTTTGGCTTGTTGGTCTGCTTATGATCCATGATGGCGGCTTCGCCTAAGTGCAGGCCTACACAGTCTGTTGTACCTGCGTACAATCCTGGATAGTACAAGCCTACTTCAACACCCCATATTTCGTCTACGTTTTTAAGTCCGTGTTCAATAATATGGTTAGCCATCTTGTGGCTTTGCACACTGTATGGATTGGTGCCTGGAGGATTAATAGTACCTTGTGTAATATAATCTTCAAGGAACTTGTGCATACGGGTTCCGCGTCCTGCGGCCTCGGTTACAATCTCTTGTGCTTTCTTTTCGCCAACCGCTTTCTTCCAATTGAGTAAGGCTTGTACCTTTTCCCAAGGTTTAGTTTTGTCTAGGATTGTTGTGACGGATGGTAGTTTACCTCCGTCTGGCGTTGCGTATAAACGCTTGCCTTCTACGCTTTCCCTGTTTAAGGGAGTATAATCGTATCGTTCTTTGAGTAATGTCATAGCACAATTGTACTATCAATTGTGCCATGAGTCAACAAATAATTATGCCAAAGGAGTATTTGCGGCACCACGTGCGGCTGTGGTATCTAATGAGCTCTTGCCAGGTTTTGCCTGCACTTCAGGTGAGTCACCCTCGCTACCTGTGTCAATTATAACACCATTCTTGTCGAATTTTTTAATGAGTCCGCTGGCTTTGAGTGGATCTTTAGGATCATTCCAACGTGCTACAAATCGTTGATATTCGATGCCAGGTGCACCACTTTGTGCTAACTCTTGATTCAGTGCGCTCCAACTCATTGGAGCGACTGATTTGTTATTTAATGCGCTAGATTGAACTGCCTGAAGTGTTGCTAATAATGGATCTATGTCTTCAGTTACTTTTTTTTTGATTGTGCCAACATTATGCCTAATTTACGGCCATAATTTTCTCTCATTTCACGACCTGCTGGACTTGCAGGTTCTTCCATGCCTGGTTCTTCCATGCCTGGTTCTTCCATGCCTAAGTCTTCTTGGCCAGGTACTGCTGGAGTTTGACCAGGCTGTGCGCCCATCATTTCTCCGCCGCCTTGCCCTGATACAATTCCTAAGCCTGAACTTAATGAACCACGTGCTTTTTCTAAGCCTGCATAAATTTCTTCTAATGCTGGACGAACTGCCTGTGTATATTGTTCAGCAACATCTGAACCTAGTTCTTCTCTTATAGAGTCTAACAATTGTAATAGTTGTTCGGCTTTCATAGCTGACACATCGTCAAGCCAACCTGTAATACGATCAACCATGTCCTTGGTGGACATAATAATTTTGGCTTTTTCCTCTTCGCCTTCGTTTAGATATACAATGTGGTTGGCAACTGTTTCGCTTAGGTCGTAACGTAGTTGTAACTCACTAGCCAATTCTTCTTGATCGCTTTCGCCTAAATTGATGCGTCGGATAGCATCGGCAATCCAACTAGTTGGAACTGAATGTTCCTTAGCCTTCATAGCTAACTTACCTAAATAAATGTTGTTGTCCATACTTTCCTCTGCTTTTTGTTTTTTCTTGTTGCGTAATGCCGCGAAGTCTGATTTTTCAAGTTTGCCATTTTTGTTAACATCGAGACGTTCTTGATTGCCTGGCAAGTCTTTTTTGCCTTCTTCGATAGCGGCTTCACGTTCTAAAATCTCTTGGTTGATTACATCATGTAGCATACGTACTTTTTGGTACTGTGGGCTTGCATTAACACTATCAAAACTTTCGCTAACTTCAAATTGGCTCATTTCTGTGCGCATTTTGTTGCGGGCATCTTCCAGCTGGGCATCAGTGAACTTTTCCAAGTTCAATTTGTAGCCTAAATTGCGGGCCATATTTTCGTTAAGTTTCTTACTTGTAACGGGTTGAGAAAGTTCTCTAATGTTCATGATTATATCCTAAGCTATCATCTAATATTTATACAAAACTCCAACGAAATAGCTTGGAGATTTCTTCTTTGTAATGTCCAGCCTTCCATCTACTGTCTTCTAGTTTATTTAACAGAATTAGGTACCTGTCCAAATCTTTAGCAGACTTAATATTATGCTCGTATACACTAGTTCTGTATACATTGCTCCAATACTTGTTATCTAAATCCTTAATCTCATTATAGCGTTGAAGTTGCATATAAGTCAACGCTTTTGCCGCTATCAATGCACATGTCTTGAGATTAAACTGTCCATGTACTGTTGGAGAGCCTTTAGTATGGATAAGCCAGTTGCCCTGCTTGTCTTGCTTTACAATGTAATTCTTGTAGACAACACTACCATCTGGCAGGGGTATAAGCGGGACTATCTTTTTAAATTCAATATCCAACACATCAGCCAACTTGGTTATATTTGGTTTGGATGCGTGTTTTGTTTTAGGCTTGTTCTTTTGCTTGTTCATTGGCTACCACTTTAGGATTAACTTGTCCTATCTTAGTTACCAAACTTTTACGGATCAAGGCCTCGATCCTGAACTGTTCTTGTTCGCTTAGACTAGATAACAGCACTGGACGTGAAAGCTTCTTAAGTATAGTAGCTTCTTCATTGGTTGTGAATATACCAAACTCACCCAGTAGTTCGTTTATTCTCATAGACCTGCTAGACTCTTGATACGATCTAACATTCCTGGACTTTTTACTGGTGCTGGAGCAGTGGGTGTTGGACTAGATAGTTGTTGCATACTGGCTTGACTCAAACGAACACCGCTTGCACCCATATATCCAATCACTTTGTTACCGCCAGTTTTTGCTTGTAATACCACTGGGCTACTGCCTTCGCCTGTATCTGGGCCTTGATCCAGTGCTGGGTCAACTCTAATTTTTAACACACGTGAGCCGCCAGCATTTACCATACCTGTAGTCATGTCCACATAATAAGGAACTTTCTGTTGTGCGAGCACATTTTTGATATCTTCACTGCCTTCTTCAGCCATTGCAAGATCTTGTCCCATAGCTATTGGTGGTTGTCCATTTGGAGTAGGAGCGGTTGTTGGTTGTGTTTGTTGATTGGATTGTGTTTGCTGTTGCTGATTAACCATGGGTTTACCATCTGGACCCATCGAAATCATGTTGGTTGGTATCGTCTGCGTGACTCCGTTTGGCATTGAGACTGTTACTGTGCCTGGAGCTCCGCCAACACCTGGTTGTGTCTTTGTTACTTTACCCATTTGTGGTTGTCCAGGTATTGGGCCGTCTTCATGCACAATGTCTTTAACTTTCATATGTGTTCTCCAAACTTAGTTTGGCATCCTTTAATTTAGTAATGCTTTTATGTATTGCATCTATCTTGCCGCGACTGCGTAGCAATTTGAATGCCAAGTTCTCTACACTAAACTCGCCACCTTTAGCTAAACCAGCTTGACGTAATCTCTTTAAATCGGCCGCAATATCTTCTAGTGTATTTAAGTCATTTGACTTGAGAGCTTTGTTAATCATAACGGCATAACTGCGGGCTTTTTGACGTACTTCTTTGTCTGTTACTTCCGGAGTCTTGTGCTCTGGCTTGGTAATCCACTGATTGTTTAGTACACTGAATATGCCAGCTGAATGATGTGTTTGTTTAGCATCTTGTACATATACTTCTACATCAATGCCGTGTAACTGTATCTTATGTTTGAAATTGTAGTTGTTTTTCTTAGCATCAAATAGTTCACGCACAACAGGATCGTCTGGCATGGTAACTATTAGATGTAGATCTACATCGCTGTATTCGCTGTAACCATAACTGGCGTTGCTTCCGCTAATGGTTATGTCTTTTAAATTGATTTGGGGAAGAGCAATAAAGTGGACGAAGTCTTTGGCTATTGCAAGTAATTTGTGACGCACATCCTGTTTAAGGAATGTACCAGTCCATAGTTTGGGATTCAGTGTGCTGTGATAAGTGACAGCTTTGACAAATTCGTTTATGTGCATTCAGTATTTAACTGAATTACATGCCTAGGAACTTTAATAAGTGTGGCAAGTTCATGGTGTTGATCCAACCAGCACCTGCCGCAAACGCCATTGCGGCCAGTGCGTACTTGACCCACTTGTCTTTGGTTGTTTGTAGGTCTTTGATTTTGTCAGCTAGATCTGCATGTTGACTGTTGCTGGCTTCTGCCATCTCGCACAGCTTCTTGTCCAGCAAGTCACGTGTGTTGTCTAAACAGTCGTGCATTTCTTTGACGTTTACTTTGAGATCGTCAATTTTTTCTTCTATTGCATGTACTTTGGTTTCTACTATTGCTACACGCTCTGGTAGCATGGCTAATTGTGCTACTGCTTCTTTTGTGGCCATCTTGGCTCTCCAATGTTATAAGTCAGGGACTCGCTCCGAGTCATGTGCCTAATGTATGATTGAATGCCTAAGTGTTTACGTGTACTGAATTTGCCTACAATGTTATTTATTACTTTTGATGAAAAACAATATTTCGGTTGGGGCCATCTGTGACAAAAACTGCGTAGTTTTGTTCTACTTGTTCTGTCAAGTTGGCTATGTAAGGAACTCCGTCAAACATTTCTTTCAAATGTCCAACTGGACTGTTGTCCGCTTCAAATACAAAATCCTGTTCAGTGTAAAAATCAAAACGCCAAGTGCGGGCAATGTGATCAAACTCAAACCCACATGCCTTACCACCTATATCAAATACCTCAGGGCCGTGTCTATAAGTTATATTGGCACGTATGCCAATAGTTTGCAATACTGTGTTGAAGTTTTGCTCTTGCCAACGTTCAAGTTCTCGTCCAGGCTCATTTCTAAATTGTCCTGTATGTGTGATATCAACGGTTGTGTATAGCTTATATTCCATGGTAGTATTTAACTGAGTACTTAATTAGGGCCAACAAAAAAGGACCCGAAGGTCCTTAGTTGCTTCCCATCCCTGAGAATATACTTACTATTAAGCGAATGTACCTAATGAAGAACCAACGAAGAAGTTAGGGTTAGCGGCTGTACCACTAGCTGTAACTGCTACAGTTGCAGTAGAAGTACCTAATGCACCGGTAGTTGCTACACGAGTCTTAGTGATTTCGCTTAGGATAGCGGCTTCTAACAAACCATAACCTGTACCTTGTGTGTTACCTGAATCAGCACCGTTTAGTGTGTCAGCTGATACTAACATCATTACGTCTGTTGCGTTTGGCTGACCAACTACATAAACTTCGCCAAAACTTTGAACTGTACGAACGATACGACTGAACAAGCTGTATGGTTGCTTCCAACCTACTACACTTGGAACAAAACCTAAAGCGGCTGTTAATGAACCGTCAGCTGTTGTACCGTCTTGTAGAATCATTGAACCGTTTGTTACTGATGACAAATTGATTTTGATCAATGTCATTGGGCGTGTGCCAAATCCACTGAACTCTGCACCTGTTGCGTATGTATCCTGTGGGGTCATACGTTGGTAGTTTTGTGTTACTACTGTGTTTAATAATGAAGGCATAATAATCTCCTCTGAATATGCTTTTCAACTGCCACTACTCTGTGGCCTTTGTAATTTTATTTAGCCTTTTGGTAAAAAATGCTAGTTATAGGGCTATTTTTTGAGAGATAAGTCGGAACCAGCCAGCAGTACCTTCTTTGAGGAAACGCTCTGGGTATTTCTTCTGCATATCGCCCTTGAACTGCGCTAGACGTGGGTTGTCTATGCCTTGTGGGATATGTTGCAGTATGCGATCCACTGTGGCCAGCCAGTCTTGATTGGCTTGTGGGTTAGCAAATAACTGCTGTGCTATTTTGTGTATATCACGCTCTACTACTTCACCATTAGCACGGTTCTTTAATGAGCCGCCCATGCCGTAGTATAGGAATGTCTTTTCAAGATGATTAGGTATGCTGTTGGCTAGACTGGACAGGGCAAACTGCTGATCCTGTCCATCCCATTGATAGTCTTTGGCATAGTCATGTTCGTGATGTTTGACTGTGGTGGCCGCATGTTCTGTTGTTGGAAAGTCCACTTGATAAAATGCTGGTAATTTTTTACCCAGTGCTGGCACATCTACTTCGTGTCCAGAAGGAATACCCAAGTGTACTTGTTCACCTGTTTGAGTTACACTGTCAAATGACTGCTTAAGATATTGTGCAAGTGCAACACGAATTTGTCCGTCATCAGCACTGGCATCTAAGCCTAGCTTAGGAGCAATTTCTTTACTGCTGATATGAATATCAATATCGCCAGCAGTTGTTTTAACACTGCCCATTTTATAGTACGGGTGGTCTTGGTGCCAGCTACCTGCTGACCCGCTAGTCCAATGTCCTTTGGTACCCAGTGCATCTAGCACAGGCTGTACTTGTTTTACTACACTATCATATGCTTTGCGTGGGATGCGCACAATTACACCGCGAATCATTTCAGGTTTGATTTGTTTCTTTGGTTTGGCTGTTGATCCTAAACGTGTATCGTTTAGTTCTTCAATACCATACAGGCCAGCAGGCTCTAATGCAAAACCGCTCATTCTTTGCCTTCTTGGATCTTTTTAATGCCGCGTTTGAATTTGGAGCTGTCGGCACTACGAATACTATTAATGAATCTACGCTCTAATTCGGCCGCTGTTTCCACATCATAATTTTCACGTATCAGCTTCAATAGGTTAACAG